AGATCAAATACTCCTCCTCTTACACCTGTGCCGTAATCAACGAATCGCAGATCACCGTTGTTACCATAGTAAAGTCTGAATGAAGGTGTACTGTCGCCCTCACGTAGAGGTGACGATATCATCTTCTTTGGAGAAACATCTCCGATGTACTTTCTATATATGTCAAGCTGTGATGTTTTGCTGAGTATCTTTTCGATACTCAATTCTTTTCTTACGTTTACAGGCATAGTATAGCATAATGAATATTAACTGTTTATCATCCCCAAGGAGAATCTGATGCACCTGGTGCTTCAGAACCCACAGGGTCTTTTACTGCGGTAGGATTGTAGTCCTGCCACACAAGGCTTCCTTGATAATCGTGATTGAATGCACCATACTCATCGTTCAAAGACTTTTGAAACTCAGTAGCAGCATTCTGATAAGGACGTACATACAGTTTTCTGTATGATGTCTGATACTGCTTACCATCGTCAGTTGTCTTCACACCGAATAGCATGCCTACACGATTAGGTTCACCATCATTGGTCATCTGTAGAATACCTTTGATCTCTCCGAAGTTACCTGCGAAGATAGCATCCCAATTATCAAAGAACAATTGCTCACCTTTCTTACCACCCTTATGGTTTACCCATACACGGATGAAGTTCATAAACTGCTCTTCGCCATTGAAAGCTCTTCTCAGACCTTCCTTGTTGAACCACTCATACTGAGGTCCTTCTTCAGGATCTGCATAACAGAACTGAGCAAAGTTGTTCACGAACTGAACTTTACCACTCTGAGATACTACATCCTTCTTTGTAATGAAGAAAGACTCACGATATAGGAAGTCATCTTCTGGTCTACTCAACCACATATCAATACGTACACGGGTGTTACCCTCTGCGTCTGTATCAACTGATGGTGTTGGTGCCTTTGGTTCTTCGAATCCGAGAACATTCTTCATCTCCTCAACAGATGGAGCAATTGCTTTGACATATACGAAGTTTGCACCTGTCATCAATTTTACTCCTCCTGTTACCTTTTCTGCACTGTCTCTTACTCCGATCGCCATTAGTTAAAAGTATTATAAGTGTTAGTGTTAGTAAACGTCTCTGTTACAGGCTCTTCATTAGCTGTTACACCTGGAATAGCAGAGGCATTCTCATCTTCACTACTTGTAGTAGTAGTGTCATCTACAAGATCGAACATAGGAACAACAACCTTTGTCGTCTTAACATTCGCCAATTTTGGATGCTCGAACAAAAGTCTTACCTGATCTTTCGGTAGGTCATAGTAATCTTGAATACATCCGATCTCTGGATTGTAATTACGAGCTGTATTAGTTCGTGTGTATCCTGCTCCCATAAGGGTGATGATCTCGCTGATAGAGATCTGTTTTTTAGAATTGGAGTTTTCCATTTCTTAGTTAATAATTAAAGATTAAAATTGATCAATTTTGGGATCCTCTCCCATAGTATTCGTTGATAGTATCAACGACTGTCTTAAGATCGTTATCGATCTTGAGTTCACTGAACATTCCCATTGGGGACTTTGCAGTAGTATCACCCACATTCTGAGTTACGAAGTGATTCCATAGTTTCTTGCTACCACCTTCTTCTTTGGTCTCAACATCTGCATACAATACAATGGTGAACATACCTTCAAGTGTGATCTTATCATCTACAAGCTTACCAATGGTCTTCGCTTTCTTCTTACGAGCACCTGTGGAGTCCGTAAGTTCCTCTTCGTGAGTAAGATAGATAACTGTAAGGTCATCACGTAAGTTAGTAGGTGCATTAGCAAGCTCCCAGATATGTTTACCTATCTGTGTAAACTTCTCAAAACCTTTCACCTCTGCTTTACGCATAAACTCGTTAGCAGCACAATACTGCCAATCGTCTATCACTACTGTTTTCATATCAGGCATCTTGTCACTCACATACTGAAGCACCTGCAAAATTGTAGGTACATCATCTGTGCTGTACATATTACCTGAATCAGGTCTTCCTCCTTTCGGAACACGTTTGTAATCTCTACCTTTAGGAAACGGCAATGCCTTTCCTTGTACATTCACAATGTATGTACTCTTAGGATCAAGATTCATCATTGAGGTGCTTTTACCTGCACCTGATGGTCCTACGACCAACACGCCAATTGCGCTCATTCTTCTTAAAATTAAAGGTTCTGTACGTACTGGTAGACCTTTTCTACCTCTGTACTGTCTTCTGATCTCGGCATCTCTTTGAAGTAACTACAGGCACCGTCAAAGAAAAGCGGAGTTCTGATGTTTGACTCACCGTCACGACTCTTAAGTATCAATAATACTCTGAAGTGATCTTGCAATACATCAACACGATAGTTGTCACACTCTTCCATCTGATAACGATCAGGAGCAAACAGACCGAAGACATTATCAGCATCACGCTGTGTCTCTTTGTTGTTTGCAAGACCGTCCAATGATGGCTCAAGTTTCTCATCAATTGATTGACCCTTGAAAGTGTACTGCTTCTTCTCTTTATCTGAACTCTGCTGTTGAACGTTCACAACTATGTTAGCATACTTGTTACGCAGTTCAATGCAGTGCTGAGATGAGAATTTGCTTATCGTCTCGTGTTTTGTAAGACCTCTCTCTGTTCTCAACAGACCGATATGATCTGTGATACAGATGACATACTCATTAGGATCGTTTGGAGTATACGAATCATTGACCTCTTTCTCAATACCGTCAATGGTTATCTTTCGTTTTGTCCAACTACCCCTCTGCTCATTGTATGTCTTCATCGTCTTGAAGATACCTGTAGGATTATGTATGTCATCCACAATGGTCACGTATTTCTCAAGATCAGCAAAGTAATCCTTTGCTTCTTCGATCTTTTGAATCACACTGTCAGGCAGATAGTAGCCTACCTTACCGACAGAACGTAACTCCTTGATGGACACACGCATATTGTGTTTGACGAACAGCCAATATGATATGATGGACATCATGAACTTTTCCTTACTCTCTTCTAAACTAAAATAGAATATCTTCAATCTGATATCCGTCTCAGGGTTCTCCTTGATGAACGTGTAAGGGACGATAACATACAGAAAACGTGCAAGCTTGGACTTACCAACGCCTGAGTTTGCTGTACATATATCGTATGTACCTCGTTCTATACCAGGAAAGAACCTTGATGTTCGTTCAAAAGGAAAAGGAATGCAGTTCACATGTCCTAAAGCAGCTCTTTCCTGTCTCTGTTTTATCTGAGACAGAGCTGCATCAAATATGCCGTCCCCACTTGACATCCTTTTCAGGTTCATCTTCAAGTATAGCATCACAAAGAGAAGCAAGCATGGATGTACCATCTTTGTAAATGAGATATTCGCTTACTTTCATAAACGCATAGTTCTCCTTCGCCTTTGCTTTGACATACTTTTCGGTTGCTTTAAGTATCGTGTCGTTATCATACTGCGGAAACTCAGTTTTGAACTTTCTGAACTTACGTATGATATTGGTCATATTGCCTCTTACGGGATGATTGTTGGTCTTTACACCTTTTGGAAAGAACTCTCTGAACTTATCAGCAAGCTCTTTTATCTCATCAGTAGTAGGTGGAACAAAGTTCCTCTTCTCTCTGAATAGAGCCTTTACAATAGTTCTACCTTTATCGGTTATAGCACCGTCATCACCAACGTAACCAAGACTGTGAAGATAGTTAATATTACAGATATTTCCAACTGTAAATTCAATATTCTCACACAAACCTTTAAGAAAAAAGACCTCATTAGGTGTCATTCCTCTCGCTTCCATCAACTTCACATTTACACCTATTATATCCATTAGTATTTCTTCATTAGTAAACAATTTTTAGATTATTCATCTGTGTTATCATATCAATATCAGGAACATCAACAATTTCATCTTGCATCAACTCCCTTATATGTTCGGCACACGTGGTACCGACACCCTCTCTCATGTTAATAGAGTTTGCAATACCCTCATAGTCATCAGCATCAAGCATATCTGACCAGAGAACATCACTTATCATCTGTAGTGTTACCATAGGTCTTTACAAATTGATCAATGTCCAAATGAGTAATGACATTGAACTCTTCCATAGGAATTGTCTCTGTCATCTTTTTGAACCACTTCTCCTCTTGTGTACCGACTGTAACAAAGATGAACACGCTTCCTTTCTTGTTTCCGTTCTTACGCAATCTGCCTATACGCTGTATCATATCTATGGAACTACTATAGTATGACATCATTATCACGTTGTCTGCTCCTTTGAGGTTTGCACCCTGCTTGAGCATCTTGAACGAACCGATGGTACGTATATTACCTTTGTCAAATCTATTGCGGAGGTCAAAGTTCAACTCATCACGCTGTTTCTTTGTCTCACCTTTCTTTGCAGAACGTACCACATTTGCAGTAACCTTCTCAAGTGTGGTCAGATCATTATTG